TTTTACATTATTCAAACCGAAATAAATTGTCTTACTTGGCTTAGCTTTTAATGTAGTAGTTTGCTTTGTTTTCTTTTCAAAGAATGCATTTACAATAGTATTTTTATTTGTCAAATACTTCTTATATATTTTCTTTGCTGTCCATTGTCCAGTCTTAACACCATTAACTGCAGCCTTTGTATTATTCCATGCGTTCTTAATATCTCTTCCAGTCACTTGGCCTGGGAATACATGTGCTGCATTTTCATATCCTTTAAATCCAACTTTAACTTCTGTTGGATTGACCATAATCTGATTTAATTGGTCAATGTTATCAATAACATCTTGACATATTTCTCTCATTGCTTCTACAGTTGAAACAATTGAAGCTTTAAATTCTGGGTCTAATTCGTATGTATCTCCGACCTGAATTAAATGGACTGTTGCCAATACATCATTGAAGAAGTTCTGTGCAGTTGAAATTTCTGCACATGGGTTTAAATCAATGTTAATCTCACTATCAATTTCAGAGAAATTTGTACCGAATGCACAGTTAAAGAATCTAATCAATGCATTCATAAAATCACATAAACCTTGGTCCATGATAATATGAAGATATGTATCTAACTGACCATTCAATATCTTCAATTTCTTTCCTAATAATTTATCATAGTTAATAGCACTTAGTTTGAAAGTCTTTAATGATAGCTTAATAGCATCAATAGAGAATTCAATACCAAATGAACTATTACAGATAATATCTCTGAACTTCATATAGTCACCAATTAAATCACTTAAATGGTCAGCTATATTCTTCTGAGATTCACTCATACATTGATTTAATACATTCTTCTTGATAGATTTATAGAATGCAGAGCCACTATCAAGTAATTCTTGTAATAGAGCCAAACAGTTCCACATATCATCACAAAGAATAGGAATTTTTCCTGGCCCATCTATTAGCAACGGTTTTATATTCTTACGAATATCTTCTATAGCTTGATTTATTTTTGCGACAGCATCGGACATGGTTAAACGGATGACATTCTTGATGCCATCTGCAACCTTAATCAATTTCTTAACATATTCTTTACATATCTTTTCAATCTTTTCAATAGCTTTCTTTAGCTTCTGAAAAGATGAATAAATGTAATTACATAATACGTCAGTTAAACCGTCCATTAAACACTCACTATAGAATTAGAAGTATTAACAATACTTACTTCTGTATTAGATTTTTCAGAATCTTTTTCCCAGAAATCATAATGATATGAAAGTGTGCACTTAATCATTTCTTCACCTTCATAAGACATTTGACCCATTTCGAAATTTGTTATAATACAATTCATGAATGTATATGAAGTTGTACTATTTAATCTTCTATCTCTCATAGTCAAACGTATTTTATCAAAGGTTCTATCACGTTCTAAATGTGGAAAAGTCATTTGATTCTGTTGCAGACGTGCTAAGAAATTATAAATTCCTTTGTTATTATCTTCAACACGAATATAGAATTCCATAGAAGTATCACCTGAATACTTACGATTTATTGGAAATGATTTTTCTGTACCTAGAAATGATTGCGTAACTAAAACTGTTTCATATTTAGGTAAATCAATACTGATTGGTCTTAAATCTTTAATTTCTTCTTTTAAATCTTCTCCATGCTTAGATAGAAAGTATATATCAAATAGCCAACCTGGTTGTGGGTCAGCTAATACTTCTTGCGCCATAGCGCCATACTTTGTTTGTTCCCATATAGATTCCATTAAGCCATTCTCCACCAACTAGTATCGCTACCGATTGTCTGATCAGTACTACCAGATTTAGTCACCTTCATATAATCAAACTGGAATGTTGCTGTTAATTTCATTACTTCGTCTGATGAATAATCTAATTCAACTGAACTTATATTCATTAACTGACAATTATAGAATGTAAAAATCTTTGATGTGTATGCTTCTGGAGCATCCAATCCATATTCCCAATTTTCATTTGGTTTAATTAACTTTATTTTAATTACATTCTGACCTTTACCAGTTCTATACTGCATATTTGCATCATCAGTATTACCACCAGATTTTTCAGGCCAATTTTGATTCATTCCAGTCTTATTAAATAAATTCTGTAATATAGCAGTAATATCTAAATCTTCATTTTCATTAAATCCAATTGTTATTTGGTCTGCATGTTCTGAACGAGCAGGATGCATAAACATAGCACCACCAAAATAAGTTGGTACCATATTTATTTTACGTTCTGCTAACGTTGCATTTGTTGCAGCCTTCTGCAATGTTTTTCTATCTTCAGTACTATCAATATCTGTATAATCATTGAATACTATTTCAAAAGCCCACAATGGTTGTGGTGGCTTTTCATAAAAGTCATTTGACCAAATAGATTTAATTGTAGATTTATCAGTTTCCATACTTTATTTATACTAATATATCTATAGCTGGATTTTGATTGTCAAGATTATTTCTCTTAGATGTAATAACTATCTTAGCAGTATCTACATAATTCTTTGTTCGAATTGCTGTATATGCTTTCTTATAATTATCCTTTAAGAATGGCAATAACTTTGTTTCAGCTCTCCAAATAAAATTTTGATGTTCATGTGGTCGACATGCATACATTTTATTATCAGAAGTCATTATAATCTTATATGAATTTGGATGAACTGCTATATATCTATAAAATGCATCAATTACATCAGGATATAATGGATTGTTCCAATTGTTAATTGCAATAATTCCATTATTATCTAATAATTTGTCAGCTAATTCCAAATTACTATATGTTTCAGTTCCATTACAGATAGAGTTTATATGTAAAAATCTTGTCTTCTTAAAATAATTTACGTGTACACCTTTTTCATTTGTGAATTTAAAATCTTGGAAATATGTAGATTGAATTGGAAATAAATCTACTAAAGCTAATTGAATAGTGGATGTTTTCTTCAATGAATTCAATACATTTGATTTTGCACCTTCTTGTGACAAATATAGATCTAAGCCCAATACATGTTCAGCACCTTTTTGATATTGAGCCAATTTACATAGACTCTTTCCTTTATGTACTCCAAATTCAACTAAATGACCATAAGTATTTTCTTCATTCTGTAAATTCAAAATCCAATCAAAAATATATCTATCGATTACTTCGAAATTACCTTCAATAGTATCTATTTTTTCATTTATATCTGTAAAATTCATAATTCACCTATTTAATTTTATTCCTAAAATATAAAAAAGTCTAAGACTTTTGGTCTTAGACTTTAATAAATTATTTCTAATTTTCTTATTCTTCTTCAATAACCATTGACTTGTCTTTTTCGATAAAGATCTTAACATCAATGAATTCGATTGCTTCTGCAGGTAGAACCTTAATAGAAACATTCATGATATGTGGATCATCCTTATCTTCGGTAACTGAAGTTGCATAAGCTAGAATACCTTCACCAGCCTTTACTCTGTTCAAGAAGGAATCGATTACGTTCTTTGCTGAAGCACGAGTATTAGGTGTGTTCTGCTGGAATAGATATGGTTCCAATGCATACTTCAAGTTCTTTTCAATGAAGTTCAAACATCTACGAACGTTAATTCTATTCAATGAAGAGTTCTTCTTCAATGCAGTCTTCTGACCATATAGACATTCGCCATAAGCTGGACCACAATTCTTTGATGTATTGATATTGTTGATATACAATTCACCAACTTCATTGTCAGTTAGCTTCTTCAACTGACCATGTGTATATGTGATTTGACCTCTCTGAACACCTGCTGGAGCCATCCATGTTGCAACGTAGTTATCACAGTATGCCATTACGCATGCACCTGCAACAGACTTAGGTAGATAAATCCATGCACCAACGTCTCCGTTGTAGTATTTATCATAACCTGCATACATTGCTACATAAGTACCATTATTGAATGAGAACTGCTTACCATCTGCTACCATCTGTTTTACAGTCTTATCATCCTTAGCAGTAACCTGAATTACACCAATATCCATTGTTCTGTCAGCTGCAATCTGACCGATTGTTCTCTGGTGAGCAATATACTTCTGAGCTCTTGCACCGAAGGATTCAATTGCTTCACAGTTGAATAGAATATCAATATCTGCTAGGTTAACATCACGATATAGTGACAATGCTGCAGTCTTTTCCTTGATTTCATTCTTCTGAGAGTTCTTACCACCAGTTAACTGATAAATTGCATAGGTCTGTTTTGGTTGCTGATAAATTGTACCTGACATAGCAATTGCTGCTGATGCTCTTGAAACGTAGATATAATCGGAATGACCGTTAATTACAGTTGGAGCATATAGAGAATTACCTTCAGAGTCCTTTGCGTATGGGTCTAGAGATACGAACCATGATTCAATTGGATCTTTGTTCAAAGCTTCCATACCAGTACCCCAAGCTAGCTTAGCAGTCTGTGATGGAGTCTTTACGTATACGTTAATACGGAATACCTTCTTCCAAGTCAAATCTAATGGGTTATCGTCCCATGGAGCTGTATCAGCCTTAACCTGGTCTTCATCATCATATTTCCATTTCCACATGAATGCATTTTGTGAATTCAATGCTGGAATTTCAGAACATTCTGCAGTGATGATAGATACACCAATATCATTACCATACTTACCTGGGCCAAGAGATGCGATAACAAATTGACCATC